TCGGATACTGTAGGCAAAGCTCTAAACATGCGAGACTTCCTGAAGAAAAATGACTTGTAAACGATAAATAGTGTTAATGTCCAAACAGGAGTTGTTGTGCGTAAAAGTATAATCGAAGAACTTAATCTTATATCCGAAGATAGAGATCGAAACCACGTAGTCGAGAACCGCGCCGAGCACCTTATACAAAGTGCTATTCATCTTATTGAAAAAATAGAGATGTATTATGAACCAGATGTAGCTAAGGATCTTACTAATCGTATCGTTAACAGCATAAAAGCAAAAGATTCATCTAAATTCTCCCGAGGCATTCAAAAAGTTATAAAAGAAAGTCGGAGACAAGACGATGCGAATCTGTGAAGTAGTAGATGCCGCCAAGGCACCTGTACCAACGCACAATAAACCCCATAAAGATTATAAAAACTTTATATACGATGGCAACTCTAAACGCTGGGTTGATAAAAACACCCAACGCCCTGCACAAGGGCTGATGCACGATAATTTAATGAAGGCGTATAAACCTGCCTCAACTTCTAGATTAGGAAAAGCTAAAAACTGGCTATCCGGCGAAACACCGGGAGCGGCACAAGCAACCAGATTAAATCCAGATGCAGGCATCGTACATAAAACAACCGCGGCAATGGCAGCGAAATTAGGGAGCGGCATAGATAAACTTGGACAGCGACGAGCGGCGAAGAAAGCACAGCAAGCACAGCAAGCACAGCAAGCACAGCAAGCACAACAAGCACAGCCTGTACAACAGATGCCGCAAGGAAACGCCTACAATGATACTAATTATGACAAATCTCCAGCTAGTCGAGGATACAAAAGTAAACGCAAAAAGCCCTTGAAGCTAGTGCCAAAGGATAAGTACTAGTGAAATTATTTGAACTTTTCCAACAGCCAGTAACACTAAAAGAAGGCGGCAATGTTTTTAAAGATGCTGACGGCACACCATTGTCTCAGAGAATTAACAAAGCAGACGTCGATCCTACACTTGCATGGTTGGAAAAGATTACAGGCATGAACCACAGGGATTTTAAACTGGGCACAACCGGAATAAAATCATCCTCCGGCGACTTAGATATTGCAGTTGATCCGGACGAAGTTGATAAAAACGATTTATACAATGTGCTACTTAACTGGGTAAAACAAAATCACCCAGACGATGATCCCAGACGCTGGGTAGCAAAGAGCGGAGTGTCCGTTCACTTTAACACCCCTATTAATGGCAACCCTGCCAATGGATTTGTGCAAACAGATTTAATGTTTGGCAAACCTGAGTGGATGAAATTTTCCATGCAAGGCTCGCCTAACGAAGAATCTCCATTTAAAGGTATGCATCGACACATTATGATGGCTAGTATTGCTAAAGCTAAAGGCATGTCTTGGAGTTTTCAAAAGGGATTAGTTAATCGAGAAACTAAAGAGATTATCACTAAAGACCCGAAAGAGATTGCTGAACTATTATTAGGTCCAGGCGGCGATCCTGCAGACTTCCAAACTGTAGAAACTATTAACGCGGCTATAAAGCAAATGCCTAACTATGAACAGCTAGTAGCAGATGCCAAAGAAAACTTTGCCCGCGCAGGATTGGAATTACCGCAATGAGATTTAGAGATTTAGTAGAGTCTATACAGGTCAACGAAGATGCACGTATTCAACACGCAGAAGACTTAATCTTCTGGGAAGGGTCCTCAGGCGCAATGCGAGCAGTACAAGCATTAGAAAGTTTAACTAATAAGAATTATAAAAATGTTACACTGAAGTGGGACGGTTCTCCAGCAGTAATATTCGGTAGAGACGAGAACGGCGAGTTTATACTTACAGATAAAAGCGGGTTCACAGCTAAAGGATACGACGGACGTTCTAAGAGCGGTGACGAACTTGCACAGATGCTTTTAAATAGGGGCGGAGGAAAGGATAGAGAGGATCCTCGTCGCATAGCGTTTGTAACAAGGATGCGCAATGTATTTGACGTGTTCGAAAAAGCAACTCCGCCGGACTATAGGGGTTACTTTAAAGGCGACATGCTGTACTTTGACACACCGCCCGTAGAGAATCAAAACTATGTATTCAAACCTAACATTGTAGAGTATGCAGTCGATATGAACTCCGACTTGGGCCAGCGCATTGGCGCAAGCACAGCCGGTGTAGTTATACACAGGCAAGTGGATCCAGATGGAACAGAACAGCCGTTGCAAGACCCTGGCATATTTTTAGGCAATGACCTTCTAGTTGTCCCGCCTATTACTACAGAGAAACCAGCACAAGTTGACAACGCGCTGATAAAAAAATTAAAAAAGGTTATACAAAAAGATGCCGCAGGCATTGATGAATTCTTAAATGCTGATAAAATAAAAGCAATGCAACTAACAGATTTACCTGCTATTTTGTACACATATACTAACTCTAAAGTAGATACAGGTATGACTGACCTGGGAAAAGATTTTATTACTTGGTTAGAAAATACTCCACGAATAACTGACAGAAAAAAAGAAAAGCTATACGTATATATAAAAGAAAATCAACAAGCATTTAACACATTGTGGCATGCAGTTAGTGTTATTATGAAAGTTAAAGATAATATCATATCACAATTTGACCAACATGCATCGACTGTACAGCAGAACATAGGTGGCCAGTCCGGCGGCGAAGGATATGTACTGGCTCACCCCGAGGGTGACATTAAATTAGTACCCAGGGAAGTGTTTAGCAAAGCAAACAGGGCGGTACAACGATAATGGAACTACTTTTAGTTAATCAAGAAATATCCGAAAGTAGGCTGTATCGTACTACAAATAACATGCGAAAACTTACAGGTAGAGATATTGCAGAACTTGCTTACCTTAATACACTAGCAGTTTATTTGTTTCTTGTAGCTAAGAACGACACCGACTATGCTAAAAAGACTTCACGGTACGGTAATTACAAAAACTTTAAAACAACAAGTACCGATTTGTACATGCTTGGATATGTAATAAACAATCCTGAAGGGATTAGCTTAAGTACCGACGAGGTTTCGTATCTAAATAGATTGCAGTTTGACGCAAATAAACACTATAGATTCATAAAAGAAATATCTAGTGCTAAAGGCAAATTGCAAACAGCGGCAGGATATTTGTATAGACTAGAAAGTCAATTGAAAATAAATAATAGTAAGTTAAAAGATTTTAGAAGAAGTATAATATCGTGGGATTCGTTAAGCTCAAGTAATAAAAAGATGCTTGTAAATAAGATGGCATTAGAAATGCGAAAACTAGCACAAGGCAGTGAGTTAGTTCATCCACTAACTAACATGGCTACGCCTACAAGCCTAGTAAAGAAAGCGGCAGGAGCAGTAGCCGGCGCAACTGCTGGCAGATATATTGCTGGTAAAGTAGCAAAGAAGAATCCAGACCGAGCTAAGAAAATAGGCACAGGCATAGGAGCAATTGCAGGGTACTGGGCCGCGGGGAGAAAAGATTTATGAGGATGCACGAAATAATAATTGAAGAAGTAAAACCTGAGGTTGCGCCTAAGATAAAAGCGCAAGCGGAAGAATATTTTGCCAAAAATCCAGAAGAATTAGCAAAATTCAAAGACTTTGTAAATGTAACTAACGATCCCAAGACAAACCAGCCCTACGATAATATCGAGGACGCTGTATCCGCGTACAGCAATCCAAACTGGAATCCAAACTTTAGAGGAAATCAGTACACTGGCGGCATTTCAGGACAAAAAACGCCAGGAACAATTAAAAAAGTAGCAAAATCCTTAAACCCAATGAAAGATATAGATATGACTGATGTAGGCACATCCGCAGTTTCAGGCTTCAAAAAGGGACAAGGAATAGCAAACAAAATAGATAATTTAGGAAAAAGACGACGTTAAGACGTAAGATTTTGCGTCGAAATGATAAATAAAAGTAACATATTGTTAAAACAATATAAAAGATTCTTAGGAGAATAAAAATGGCACAAACAAAAGTAAATGGCGCACCATTAGCTGATCAGTTTTTAACTGGCACACTTGACTGGTTTATCGTCACCGACGTTGACGCGGCTACTGATATCGATGACTTCGGTACTGTAGACGGCAACGCAGAAACAGTTCTACGAGCTGTAAGCACTGTAGCTAACCCAGTAGTAGTTGAAGAAGGAACTGCTTCAATTATGTATGTAGCAACTGAAGTACCTGGCGTATCCGCTGCCTCATTGCAGACAGCAGTCGCAGGCGTACTTACTAACGCTACTGTAGTTGCTGGTACTGTAACTGTAGTTTAATAGTTACTTAAAGTAATACTAAAAATCCTCGCTTTATGCGGGGATTTTTTTTGTCTGCAATTTCTTACGCTTTGATAAATAGTATAATAAAGTGGAGATCCACATATGAGTTTAATAAGATCAGGGTCAATGTCGGCCCAAGAAGTACTAACAGGTGATTTAGAATTTTTTACCTTATACACAACAATAGATTTAACTGTAACCGGTGATTTTACAGATAATACGCAAAAAGATTTTGAAAGCGTAATACAAGTTATTGCACTAAGAGCTATGCCAGTTATTATGAATAATCCAGTAGAACTTGACGGTACCGGTGGCAATCTGTTAGAAAGTTACGGAGCACCTACATTAACAGGCGCAGGCTGGATTTTTAAATTTGCTTTTGAGAAAACAGATGTACACAGTATAGCTACACTAACAGCTGAACTAGATGGAATTGTTTTAAATGGTGGCACAATCGATACTACAAGTTCGATAAACATGGAATTTACACAGCAACAATTGTTGTAATAAAGGAATAAAATGGACAACAAACCAAACTTAGATCAGAAAAATAAAGAACTGTATACTAACAATCTCGAAGCACATATCATTGCCGACATGCTTCGTATCGAAAGTATCAGCGCAGAACTACGAGAATTTAAAAACGATACAAAACTACGCCTTAACAAATTAGAAGGCTGGATTATTAGCATTGTAGCTATTACTTTCAGTACACTGCTAGCAGTAGTAGGATCGCTTATATGGCGGTTGCTTGGATGAGACTAGACGAATTCGCAGGCCCTATTACTGAAGCTAGAATGATATGGAAAAAGTCTGGCAAGAAAGTTGTACGAGCTGTGAGATGTACTAGCGGTCCTAGAAAAGGACGGGTGGTTAGTAAAGCCTCACAATGTGGCGCACCGATAGATATTAAGAAAAGAATGACACTAAAAAGAACAAAGGCGAAGATGGGCAAGCGCATGTCCAGAAAAGCAAATAGAACAAAAAGATTTAGCCCTGCAAGTAGAAGGGTTAGGACATTAAACAAGAGAAGATAATGAGAAGAAAGTATTCTATTTTAGAAGGTATTAAAAAGTTAAACGAATATCCTAACTATCCAGCAATGGGTGCTAGTGCTAAAGCTAATGCAGTGTCAGGTAGTCCGACAACTGCGTCGAGTCCTAGCCCATCTCAAGCATCTAGCCAAAGCCCATCTCAAGCATCTAGCCAAAGCCCATCTACTGCTCCTATAAAAGCACAGCCCAAAAAGCCGGTAGTTGCTAAAGCGCAAGAACTACAAAAAGATTTTGAATTCCCAAGTAAGGAAGGCAACGTAGTAAAAGTTATATCACCATTTGGCGCTGGCAAGAACAAAAGCAGTGTAGTTGTACAAGATCAAAAGACAAAAGAATATTATGCTATAGACCCAGATGAGAAAATTGCCCTACCGCAAGTAGATCAGAGCGAAATACAAACAGAGGATTCCGGAGCAGAGGCTCTACGAAATATTACTACCAGGAAGCATCGTGTAAACTTAGGCAAACGCGGACATCGTAAGATGGAAGTAGGCAAGAGGCTGAAGAAAATATCCAAACTAATAAGAAAAAGTCGTTTAATCGAAGAGCCTATCTTTGAAATTAACTTTAACGATAAGCGTGTTACACAATCAGCGTTAGCGGCTCCGATTAGTTGTGGGTTTGAAGCGGAAACTGTATGGACTACAATAGACGGAGGCCCATCCGAAGAGTATTTAGATAATCTTTCATGGGACGATAGTGAGATACAGCAACACATCGGTAGTTATGAAGAGCGCAAGGTGAGAGAAGAGTATGACTCTTATATGTGGGATTCCGATGAAATAAATGATCTAATAATTAAGCATACAGACGAATGGGTCAACGAAAATAACGAG